TCTCATTTACTGGCTGCTTTTATTTTTATTTATCGGCTCGTTAGCAGAACTCGCCGATAAATAAAAAAATTGTAAGGCAGCCAGTCAAAAAGAATTTTTTTAATTAATACTAACAAACGTGGGAGCAAAATTGTCTGTCTGTGCTTCTCATTGTAGCGTCAGCTTATCGTCTATCAAGGTAGTGCTTACGCCTCCACTTTGACTGTCGCAAGCAATCAGACGCTGTCTTATTCGTCGCTGAAAGACAATTTAAGGCGACGTTTCTTTCAGTATTTACAATCAGTCGCCAATTTAATTTTATGACTACAAAAGTCAAATCAAATTGGACAGGTTCAAAGAACACTTCTGAACTTGTCAGAAAGCAAATCGCTGAACGTTGGGGCGAAGACGAAGCTAAACGTTATAACCCTTTTGAGAATTGCTTAACTTTTAAACAATGGCTCAAGAACGGTTGCGTTGTCCGCAAGGATGAAAAAGCCATTCGGTCTTTCATTGTTATTGAAAAGAAAGACAAAAAGACCGGAACGGTAATAGAAAAGAGACTTAAAACTATTTATCTTTTCTACGAGAAACAAGTTGAGTCTCGGGCTTAACAAATTTAGGAGTTGATCTTTAACGAGATTGACTCCTTTTTTTGTGCCGCAATTTAATTACTAAAGAACTTTTAGGCCTTATCTTTAAAACCGATTATTTCCTGAAAAGTGTCATAACAACCGGCCAGGCGTTTATTAAATAAATACAAACTTACTTTATAGGGTTTGCGCTTTTCTTTATCGATGTCCTCAATGTCGTATAGGCAGGCTCTAAATAGTGGCCCGACTTTTTTCAAAGCGTAAATATTATTAACCAGTTCTCGCACGATAGTATCGATTCGTTTGACGTTTTGAACGGCTCCCCAAATATTCAAAGCCATGTAAGAGCCGTCGTTATTTTTCTTGATATGTTTTCGGTGTTGTTGAAATTTGTATTGAAGCCGGAAGGGAAGTTTTTTCCAAGAACGAGAATTGAAATATATTTGGCATTCGTCGATTAAGATTTCGCCGCCCCTTATTTCGAGCAAGTCCTCGAGCTCGTTCCAGAAATAGAGTTTCCCGAACTTTCTATTTTTATCATGAAATAATTTAGCGCGGATATTCCTAATAAAAGGAAGATTATAAAACTTGTCCAACCAACAATTAATAAATTTCTTTCTTGTTTCTTCGTCATATGATTTAAAGTCAATAAAAAAATTAGAATAAACATCACGACCTTGTCGCAAAAATTTATGCGCTTTCTTAACCAAGTAATAAGTTTTCCCAGAGCCGGGTTTACCGACAACAACGTTTATCATATGTTTAATGCCCGCCTCTTAGGAGGCCGATGACCAGAAGAGTTATTCTAAAAAATAAAAGCACCGTCTCGAAGACGAGCATAAAAGACAGAATCAGAAATAAAGTATCGAAAGGAAACACGATGTTAAAATAACTTATCGTGTCGGCGATTCTTGTAGTGGCGAAATCGATTTTATCGGTGTCAATATTTATCCAGCCGGCGAAAGTGTCGTTTGACGGCAGGAAAGAAAAAACGAAAGCGAGCATTGAATCGAAGAACTCGCCGCAGAATTTTATGAAGGCGTTTATCGCCCAATCGAATGGATATCCGATCATATAGTTAATTTTTATCGTTAGGGCTAAAAGCACCTAAGATTCTAAAGAAGACGTAAATAATAAAACCAAGCCATAAAAGACCGTCGCCCATCGGTCTTAAGTTTTGATAGAAATATTTTACCGGCGCACTTTCAAAATCAATCGCAGGGATGACAATATCGTATTTGTTGTCGCCAGACATAAATTTCATGGGAAACTGCGGGACGACCTCGGGAATTACGTGAGTGAAGTTGGCCAGCAAAATATCATAAGCGAGAAAAAATTGATGAAAAATGAATTTTCCTTCCAGCGTGCTTTTCATTCTCGGAAAGATGCTGCCAAAATCTATCGGCGGAGTAGGAAAATACATCGGATGATAATACATAAATAAATTTACTCCTTGATAAATTTTTAGCGTTCCTGTGGCATTTGAAAGTGAAGCGTATAAATTCCTTTTGTTTAAAATAGATAAATCACGTTCAAAGCCAATTTGCCGAAATTGATTCAAATTTAAATTAGCAACTGTTGAAGAAGCTATTACTTGCGGCGACGTGGTGCTTATGGTGTAGTCTTCTAATTTAAAAACATAAGTCGATGAAGCATTATAAACGTCTTCTGAAAAAGTAAAATAAAGAGGCACGGCGCTTTGATTTAAGCCTTGGGTGTCATATATATCCATTGATGATTGTTGGAATTTGGCTCCGGCTCCGGAATCAAAAGACCATTGAAAATAAGGATAAAAAACTAAAGTTGCGCCGTTGTAGTCGGTAAAGTCCATTTGCAGACAATCGATATTGTTGTAGTCTTTGGTATCAATAACACAGACATTCGTCGTGCCGTATGTTCTGGCCGTATACCAACAAGAAAAAGTTCCCCAGGTAAAATCAGTGTCATTAGGCGTGCAGGTGCAAGACGGGGCTTCCGGCGGCAAAGAACTGCCCGATTGAATTGTGAGAGTATTGGGAACGGCATTTTCAGGAGCTAGACCGCCGTTATAGTATGGTTCGCAATAGCCGACGAACTCTTGCGTTCGGCCACGTTTAGAAAAACTGGCTTCCGGATACATTATTTGAATATTTGAAGGCGGAATATCTCTGGTGACTGAAAAGCTGTCACGATTTAGTGAAGCGTTATTTAAAGCATCGATAACGTAAATAGTTGATGCTCCATAACTTGCTCCCGGATAAATCGCGGAAAAACCATTATTCAAGCAGCCCACGACAAATAATTTTGGATCGCTTAATGAGTTAGCATAAATATCTAATTGATTTTGCCCAGTGCCTATAGTTTCGCAAGTGCCGTTAATACTAACATTGCCATTAGCTTGATTTATGGTGTGAGACGTTATAGAAATATTTGATGTCGGAGCGGCTGGATTTAAAACAAATAAATCTAGAGAACGCGCCCAGCTGGTATCGGTTCCGCCAACATAGTAATAATCGTATTGAGTTTTACTATCAATAATATCGGTAAAGAAATTATATATTTGTTGATCGCCAACGGCGTTATAGGCGTATAAAGTGTCTTTGGCATATCCGGCCGTTCCCGTAGCAGTCCCGTTGGTTGCCAGAATATAATTAAATAAAACCAAACTGTTGTTGTTGGTAATATTAAAGTATCCACTACCAACTCCATTTCCGCCGTTGCTGCTTACTCCGCCGCGAACAAAATCTAAGGGTGTAGTTTGATCAACATTACAAAATGTTTTTAAAACTATTGTCGCTGGGTCAGAATACATTCCGCGAGTATTTCGAACATGAAAATTTCTCGTGCCGGAAAGAGGACTTTTTAAAACAAATGTTTGCCAGCGCATATGACGCGCCCCACCAACATAAGCTTGGCCGCCTATACCGCTGTCGGTCATCAGTGAGCCTCCATAAGAAACACTATCCCATCCATTACCGTCGGCATAAGTGGAGACGAAGGCCATTAAAAAACTATTAGCACATGATGAGTTTATAGTATTGGCGAAAGTGAAATTGCCTTGCCCGTCATCGGAACTTTGGCGATAAGTATATCCGGTGCTATCCAAATAAATTCCGCTGGCCGCTTTGGCATCATTGGGTAAACTGAAAAAAGTTCCCAGTATCGAAGCTAATAAATATATGCTTACAGTAAATATTTTTGAATTTAGTTTTTTCATAACAACCAGCGGTTAAATATGAATAAAAAGGGAAGAGGGTATTTGTTTGCGGAGTTAAAAGTTTTTCAACTGTTAAAACGCATTTTTGTCCCTCGTCACCGGCTCTTAACCGATATCCTATCTCCCTATAAGTTGCCCGATTTTGTGATCAGGCAACCTAAGGGCTATTTAGCGAATCGGCGGAATAATCTCCAAATGAAGCCGATAGCTAAAACGGCTACGCCGACGATAACGATAGTCGGCAAATTGGAAATTAGAACGCCCATTAAGTTATCCTTAACAGTCGTCGCCATTCCGCTGGTGGTGGAAGCGATGTCCGCATCCACGGCCGCATAAGCGTTTAAGGCGGTGAAGCCTAAAGCGCCGAGCAACACCATTAAACCCACTTTAATTTTTTTGATGAAATTAATCATAGAATTAGAGTTAAGTTATTTTTTAAGAAATAATAAAATTACGCCGACGAATATTCCCACGACTAATCCCATTATCAAGCTGTCCGTAAATGACCGGATTATCAGTGTCCAGTTATCGACGTAGCAAGAATTTGAAATTAGAATTAAGTAGGAACACATAATTTTATTATCTGCTAATTCTTAAAATTAACTTGATTATCATGGCTATTGCTAAGGCCGGAACGAGCGAAGTTCCCAGAGCGTAGAAAAAATTAATGATCGCTAAATGCATATCAGTCAAAAATATTAAGAACTAAAAACACCACACAGAAACCCATTATTATACAGACGACCAATGTCCAAAATTGATAATTAAAATTAAGGAGATTTAAGGCTTCGTCTGTTAAACGATAAATCGTTGTTGTTGAGGTTGTTGAGGTGGTTATAAAGTCCATATAATTAACTTATTTTTTGACAACTTGTGGATTAACGTAAATTGATAAAAACGCCCTTTTTCTCACTCCGTCTAAATAGTAGTAGGGGTAAATGTTTATTTTTAAATCAACCTTGTCGCCAACCTTGCCGGCCTTCTCGCCAACGGGAAAATTTACTCTTTGAGGGTAAATACTTCCTTCCGGTTCAATAAATAAATTTCTTTTTAAACCAGGCGTCCCGTCTTTGCGAATATAGTCTTCTTGCTTATCGTCTTTAATTGTCCCTTTAATATAAAACATAGTTTTATAGCTAATTTTATTGATGAATTATTATTTTTGCGCCTCGACCTTTAAGGGCGATAGCGATTGGGGCTAAATAAAAAGCCTCATAATCGTTATGAGGCTAGTGTATGAAAGTCGGATTAGACTATGCTTAGCTAAGCGTAAGGTCTAATGTTTTTAAATTTTTACCAACAAATCAGAGGTATTTAGGATTTATTTTAACACAACCAGTTTTACCGCAGTTGAACACTAAAAAGTTATCCACAACATTTTTTGTACCAATCATTATTTTTTCATTTATTTTTTTACAGGTATCATAATATTTTAACCAAGCATTTTTTTCT